CAGTTGGTAGAGTCCAGGATTGTGATTCCTGTTGTCGTGGGTTCGAGCCCCATCAGCCACCCCAAAGAATGCCGAAGTATCAAGCAGTTAAGCATTAAGAGCCGTTCCGGAATATGAAATTCGGAACGGCTTTTTTGTTTTCGGAATCCCGGTTTCCTCCCGCGGCGCGTTAGACTGTATATCCATACAGTATCTAAGCGAAACGAGGGGGGGGTCAGAAATGGCGGCGATGTCGTGTCCAATTTGCGCACGCAGGCTCGCGCGGGACGAGTTCCGGCCGGCCGTCGGCGACGTGCCGAATCGTTGGATGTGCGGTGACTGCGATTGCGTCGTGAACGAAAATGACGACGAGTACGAGTCGCCAGAGTGGACTGCCGATACGGACGCAACGGCGCTGGCGCGCGGTACCGCATGAAAAAGGGAAGTGTTTCCCTCGGCGAAGTAGCGGAACGGGCGAGCTACCTCGATGTGGCGTGTTCTCGTTGCGAACGGAAGGGCCGCTATCGCGTTGCCAAATTGGTGGCCGACTTTGGTCAGGACTTCCCGATGACGGATCTCGGTTCCGAGTTGTCGGCGTGCCCACGCCTGAGCGCTGCCGCCCATCATGATCGATGCGACGTCTACTTTCCGGAGCTTCCCAGGATCATGCGTGGCGACGAGCCATTGGCGCCGTCGGAGCCTGACCCGGCGCCGCGCGACTAACTACTTGCCCGTCGGCTTCCATCCGCATTGCTTCGCACCCGCAAGGTTGTGCGCCAAAATCGCCTTGGCCGTCTCGTCGGTTAAGACATCGCCCTTGCTGACGAAAATCGGCTTGGTCCAATCGCAGCCGGTGTCAACGAACCGGGTCTTGACCTGCACCAACGGCTCCGCGGCCTGCGTCTTCGCCTGGCCGGCTCCATTCGCTGCGCAGCTGATCAGCAGCGGCGCCAGCGGGCAAAGTAGCAACGTCGTTTTCCACATCGGTTCGCTCCTTTTGTGCGGTGGCACCCTGCTGGGCGGCCGCCGCGTTCGCTTGGGCCTCGGCGTCGCGCACCTCGGCGGTTTGGGTTTGCGCCTGCGCGGCGCTCGTTTGGGCCTCGGCCATCTTCTGGCCTGCCGCCGCGACTTTAGCTTTCGAGTTCGCGCGAGTGATCAGAGCGAACACGCCGGCGAGCGCCGTGAGAATCCACGGCCCGAATTGCAGAAGCAGTGCGATCATTTCCCGTCCCTCATCATGGTTGCGAGCCGCAGCGCGCGGCCCGGCTGTCCGTTCTTGTCGCGTATGCCGACCTGGCTCGCCCACGCGGAATTCAACATGCCGTTCGCGGCGTCGGCGTACCGCCCCTGCCGCATCGCGGCAAGCGTGTTGACGAAGCCGAGCAGCCTCGTGATGCCGAGGTTGAAGCACATGTTGCAGATCACCCGCTGGCGGGCGTAGTTGAGGTCGCGCCACCACGGCAGGTTGCGATCGAGGTCCGAGTAGACCGATTCGAGATCCTGCTCGAGCAGTTGGTCGACCTGTTCATCGGATAGCGGATAGGTCCACGCGGCCGGCAGCGGCGATGCGCGCAGGTTGTGGCCGACGCCAGTCGTCGGGATGCCCTTCGTGTCGAGGTAGACGATGTAGCGCACGCCCTCGTCGCGGCGCAACTCACAGACGAGTTGCAGTTCGTTATTGGGGGCCATCGCCTGGCCCCCGCGGCACGCGCCGCACCGACGTGTAACGCAGCGCGAGGAACGTCGCGCACAGGATCGTGTAGCTGATTGCCTGCTGCACGCTGTGCGGCAGGTACTGCTTCAGGTCGTCGGGCATACCGTTCCACGTCTCGCGCAGCACCGCGCCGAGCGGCGCGACGACGCCGACGGCGGTCGAGAAAATGACCGTGCCGCGCGTATGCAGCTTTTGCCAGCCGTCGGCCAGCGTGATTTTCAATTTCATTTGGTCCACCCCCGCGTTTCCGGGCGCACGCCAGCGCGGTCGTAGAGAAGCCGGTCCAGCTTCTCGTTGATCGCCTTGAGCTGCTCCTTGTTGTCGGACTTCTGCTCGCTCTGGTCTTTCTCGACGTGGCTCGTCCGATCCTCCAGGCTGCTGATGCGCCGGTCGAAACTCAGATACAGGCCGAAGCCCGAACCCAAGCAGCCCGCCAGCAACGCAACCAGCGTCATAAGCGTCGGGATGTTCACCGACCTGTCGAACGACCATTGCCGCCCACCTGCCTGCAGCACCGCCCCCGGTTGCCGTTCTTGATTCACGCGCCCTCCTTTGAAAATCGCGCGGACATAAAAAAGGCCACCCGAAGGCGGCCAATAAAAAAGCCAGCTCGAAAGCTGGCTTTGCTTGATACTCAATCTCCCTCAGTGCCGTGGTTGTCCAAGCAAACCTGATCCGCCGATTCGTTCGGCGCACGCGGCCATGATGTCCGGCAGAAAGCGAAGCGGCACGTCGCCGGGCGCACGTATCATCTCCGCGATCTGCTCGTTACGAATCGCATAGGTTTGGCTGTCCATGGGATACAGAAATGTGGCAATTCGCTCGACCTTGAGAAGGTACGCCCCTTCCCGTATATCGCCGGGCGCCAAGCGCCAGCTCGGCACGTCATCGACAACTTCCCATTCAGAGGCCGTCCGCGTCACGATGCTCACAGCTTCCGAGAATTCCGCCTGCGGAATCTGCCGGTACGCGACCTTGAAATGGGCCTTCAACTTCGACCACATCCTGATAGTCGCCGGCCCCTGCTTCTCCCTGGGCAGTCGCTCGACCAGCGTTTTCACCATGAGCCGCAATGTCTCCTGCTGGTCGCCGGTCAACACGTCACTCGGATTTACCGAAAAGCCGATACGCGGGTTGACCGCAAACCCGTCGTTCCAGTATTGCCAGAGGACGTCGTCGCACTCGTTCTGGTATTGCACGATGCGTTCGCGAAGCTCGGGCCGAACTCGGGTGGCGTGAACAGTCATCAGCCAGCCGCCTAGTTTGCGCAGCGGGAGGCACAAAGCCGATTGAGAGCCACCCGCCGAAGGCATCTCCATAATGGAGACACCCCAACGGTCTTGATTCGCAGCAAGCTTCTTGTGTTGGCCGCCCCAATCGAGGCCCATACCCTCAACTATGGGCTTCATAGGCGTGTACGGCTGGCCGTTGTGCTCGACGATATACAACTCGGCGCCATGGAACGGCACACTCACCTGGACTTTTCTGACCGTTTTGGTAGTATTCAGCACGATTTGGTGTTTCCTTTGGTAGGGTTTCACTGCGTCATCAACGCCTGACCGGTTGCAGCCGGTTGGGCGTTTTCTTTTTCCAAGCTCTCGACGAGCCTGCGAACAATCTCCGAATTCATGCTGCAAAACCGATCCGCTGCTGCTGCTTGAATCCGCTGCTTTATTGATGGCGGCATCTTCACAAGCACACCGGGCATCGACCGCGCTCCTTTCATAGATCCTCCATTAGGGCATTTCGCCCTAGGTCCGTGCTAACATTGTGCTAGCACGGAGCAATAGTAGTACGGTGGTAGCACCAACGCAAGCAATATTTTTGGATAAGCCCATGGCTCGCTCAGATCCCCAAGTCAACATCCGCATGCCTGCCGAATTGAAATCCTTATTGGAGACTGCTTCAGCGGAGAGCAAGCGTTCGCTGAACCAAGAAATCGTGTCTCGGCTGCTGCAATCGTTCAATCCTCAACCGGGTAAGCCGTTCGATATGGAGCAGTACCAGACGCTGAAGCACGACATCATGAAAGATATGGTTGATTTTTTAGAGCAACGCGAGAAAACCAAAAACAAAAAAGCCAGCGATTAGCTGGCCACCCTCGGTCATGAGCACTACTGTGAATTTCGCACGGATCGCTTGCGCAGCCGTTCTTCTTATCGGTGCCTGCACCTCTGTTGACGACGACGAAAAAGCCGCTGCACAAACCGCCGTCAAACGGCACCTCAGCGATCCCGGTTCTGCGCAGTTCAGCGACGAAGCCGTTATCTGGAATAGGAACTCGCAAGGCAACGTTATGGATGTGACTGTCTGCGGCTGGGTCAATTCTAAAAATATGTTCGGTGGTTACACCGGAAAAACTCGGTATGTTGCGACGTCGGATTCTGACGTGCTCAAATTCACGCATGTCAGATTGGAATCGGACAGCCCATCGACAGTGTTCGAGCTTTATTGGAAGCCCATCTGCGCTGGCGTAAAAAAAGCCAGCGATTAAGCTGGCTTCTTTCGGTCTCTCGCTGGAGTTACGCTCCTGGGGATGACGCCCCGCTTGCGGCGGCGGCCGCCTCTTTATATCCCGCGGCAATCGCGTCGGCCACCGACTGCACCTGTAGGTTCTGCACGTATGCGTCCGGCGTGCGGCAGTCCGCGCCGAAGTGCTCAAGCCCTGGCGACGTGGCAGCGGCCTTCGGCGGCCCATCGCCAAACACGAATGTCACTCCGGTCTGACCGATGAAGCGTAGAGGTGCGCCATTTATCAACGCTTGGTTCATCGCAGCGCTCAGGCCGGACGCCGCGGAATATTGCGTGTCGCAGGTCGGGATCGGCACCACCGCGAAGACGGCCTTGCCGGCTACTGCCGCCCACTGAGAAAACACCAGCAGATCTTGTGCGAACTGCGACATCGCGGCTTGCTGCGCGGGATCGCTGGCCGGCGTCACCATATCGTCGAGTTGGAAGTTGACGACCAGCCACGAGCTCGGATCTGTTTTGAATTGGTCTGCCGTGGGTGCGACGCCGTTGTGCTCGGTCGTCACGATTTCGTGGAGCGTCGTGCCGTCCATCACCTGCGCTGTGATGTCTGCGGTCACGCCGCGCGCGGCGAGCGCATCCGTTAAGCTCTGCACCGTATCGTTCACATCAGAAGTACCGGATGCCGGCGTGGCCGCCTCAGCCTTTGAGATGACGCTCAACTGCACCTTCGCGACCGTGGCCGACGTACTCGATACCAGCGGCTTTCCGTACATCGAGATCGTTAGCGGTTTCGCCGTCGGCTGAGGGGTGCCACCATCACCCCCGCCGCCGCCGCACGCCACAAGACTCCCTGCTGCCAACATCACTACCGCCAATGCTCTAATCACCGTTGCCCCCGATTGAAGTGTTTCTTTAGTCTGACAAAAGCTTACATTGAATTACGGCATCATGCGACGATTTCGGCGCCAGCGAAAACGAAACGGTTCGCATAGGTCGGCGCGGCGTCGTCAGGCCGAGTGACGGCCAACTGCTGATCCGCATAAGTGAATGGGTTCAGACCATCTTCGGGAAGTCCGTCGACAACGATCTGCTGGGTATAGAGCGGAGCCTTGCCGGCCGCTCGCATGTCGGCGTTCAGGTACGACGCGACCGAAATCGAGGTGTTGTTGCCGTCGAGGTCTAACGTCACAAGCTTGGTGACGTGATAGCTAGCCGTCGCGCCGGTCGCCGGCGTCACATAGTCTTTCTGAAGAGGCATGGTTATTCCCGCTCAAATGTTGCTTAGGTCAATTGCCATAAATCGCCAGTCATATTGCGATCCAAAGGCCACATTGTTGTTGGGGTGCGACGGGGTACCGTTCTGGTAGTACTGGTATTTGAAGTTCACGGTGTTGCCAACAGTCTGAAGACCGCTCATGTTGTACCAGCTGTTGCTGCCGCCACCTTCAGTGCAGATGAATGCAGTGCCGATTGCCGCGACGCCGATCTTACTCACCGAAGGGTAGCTCCACGAGTAAGTGCGAGTGTCGACCTGCGCCCACTGCCCCCAGCCCGGCCCGGCGTTGTTGATATTCCCGGACTGAGTGTCGATAACGCGTGCAATACGCTGGCGCGAGTCGAAGATCAGAACGGCGTTCTGATCGAACACTTGCAGGCCGTAGCCTGGTCCGGTCGGAGCCGCGGCGGGTGCTTGATCGAAGATATAGACGGACACCGTCGCGACGGCGCTGCTCCAGATCTTCACGGTCCAAGTGCCGTTATTGTTGTTGAGGCACTGCAGGATGGTCGCGAATGCGGTCGCGGAATAGAGCGCGATCAACGGTTGCACGGCGGCGATCGTGAAGGTGGCAACGGGTGCCGTGTAGTAATACATGGTGCCGGCGTTCGACTTGCTACCATTCATATTGCCCGATGCAGTCGTGACGTCGAACTTCTGGCGCAATGCGTAGTTCGGCGTCGTTCCGTCGATCTGCACCAGGCCGGTATCGGTGAAAGCCTGAAACCCGACCGTCATCAGCTTGCTCCGTAAAACAGTGTGCCCACCTGATAGGCGTCGTAGGTGGAGTTATGCTTCGCGGCATAAGACCAGCTGAGAATCCCGGTGCTCGGATCGATCGAGAACTGCGGAATAATGACGCCGCCCGAGAGATAGCCGTCGCCGCACGTGTTATTCGGCTGGAACGAAATGAATCCGCCCTGCTTGAGCCGATCATCTGCGGGCAAGCTACCGCTGTTTCCGTCCATGCTCACCGAGCCTATGATCCGCAGCACCCGATACGTCGCGTCGAAGGTCAGGTTGCCGTTTTCGTCCCAGCATTGAAGTCCGGCCGGCATTACCAGACTCCCCAGCGCACGCGCAGCGTGCCGTTGTTGTCGTACGCGCGGCCGCCGCTGTTGTCGCTCACCGCATACCCGCTGCCGGCGTTCGCGCCATTGAAGGTGAGGCCGGAATTCTTGTTGAGCACCCAGAGCGGCTGGCCGTTCGCGCCCAGCGCCGTGGACTGGATGATGTCGCCGATGTTGGCGTTCTGAATCCATGCGATGCCGATCAGCGCTTGGCTGATAAAAACCTGCCCGCCTTGCACCACGAACGGCGAGGTCACCGCGCTACCGTTCGGGTCAAGGACCGCGAAGCGGCTCGCCGAGACCAGCACTTGCGATTCGACGGTGCCGCTGCTGTTGTCGACGCCGACGCCGATGCCGGCGATGTACGTGCGCCCGTTCGCCGTGATCTGCGTTTTGATCTGGTACGAGGCAGCGACGCGCCCGTTCAGGTCGGCGTACGAGTTCGCAACCGTCTGCACCGCTGCCGCGTTCGCGTTCGCCTGCGCCTGCACGGTCGTGATCTGCGACGCCTGCGCGGTGTCGGCATCGATACGCGCCTGCGTTTCGGTCTGCACTGCCGCCTGCAGCGTGGTCGCCGTCGACGAGATCTGCGCCGTGACCGTCTGGACGTTCTGAGCGAGCGCGAGATCAGCCTCCGCGCGCGCCGACTGCTCCGACCAGACCCCTGCATAGACTTCCGTCGAGCCCGCGTAATCGTCGGTGCTCCCGGCCATATCCGGGATAAGGACTTGCGCCGAGACTTGGTCGAGCCGCTCCGACAGCGCGGTGTCGCCATCGACCCGCGCCTGCTGCTCGATCGTGATCGCGGCGGCGGTGGCCTCAACATCCTGCTGCAAGTCAGGGATTAGCTCGATCGTCGAAAGCAGATCGGCACCGAGCGCGGTCTGCGTGATGTGGCCGGCAAAGTACGCTTCGTACTCGGTTTCGTCGCTGCTGCTCTGACCGTTCACCCCGACGCCGGCCGGATACCACGGGCCGACATTTCCGGACGTGTCAACGAGGCGCGCCCAGAAAAAGAACGATTGCCCGGCGGCCAGCCCCTGATACGAAGTGGCCGCCTGCGGGTACGCGAAGTCGGAAAACTTGATTGCGTCTGCCAGCGCATTCGTGCGGCTGTACCAGATCTCAGTCCGCTGCGTGTCGCCGGCGGAGCCATCGGCCGGAAATGTCCACTTCAGGTTGATACCGAACACAATCGATTCAGTCGTCAGCGACGTGACCTGCGGAGGCGGGCTCGTTTTGCCGGTGAGATTCGTGTCGACGCCATACGCCGGAATCGACGTCACACCCATAGCGTTGACCGCGCGCACGCGGGCGAGATACGTGCCCTGATAGATGCCGATGACTTCCGCCTGCAGGCCGCCGACGGCGTTCATCGTCACCCACTCGCCGTTGTCCTTGCGCCACTCGGGCAGGTACGAAACGCCGTTGGTCGCCGCGTTCCATGCGATGACCATCACGGTTTTCGAAATGCCCTGATCGATGACCGAGTACGTCGACACCGTGACGCCGGTCGGCGGCGCCTGCGCCGACGGCGGGACCACTGTCACCGGCCGCACCTGAATGGCCGCGCCGTTGTCGATCGCCGCGTATTTGCCTGGCTCGTACTGCGTCGCGTTGACCGTGTAAGTGATCTGGCCGCCGTCGTCGCCTTCCTGCACACTCACGACGCGGAACAGTTGCGACGCGAGGTCCGCACTTTCCAACATCCACACAGCGCCCGGCACCGGAGTCGTGTCGAATGCCTCAGACACGGTCACTGTGTCGCCAGCCGCAGATGCCACCGTTCGCTTTTGCGCGATGCCCGTGGGCAGGATCACGGTGAGCTCGTCGCCGGCGGCAACCGTCGGCGCCTTATCGAGCGTGATGGCTCGCCCTGCCACGGCGCGCATGCGGCCGCCCATCCGTTTGCCAGCCTTCGCCGGATCGGCCACCGCAATAATCTGCCCCGGTGCGCACGCCGTGCCGTCGAGTCCGATCTGAAACGAAACCGTGCCGGTCTCATAGCGGCTGGTCAGGCACGTCCACATGCCCAGACGGTGGGCCTGCCCTTGCGAAGTGGTGCCGAAGGCAGTGACCTGCGCCTTGACGACGCCGTAACGCGAGACGCCGTCGTCATCAATGTATGGCTCGACCGTCTGCTTATAGGCGTTCGCCGGATCATTCCAACTTACGAGCGCTGTCGTGTAGCGCGTCTTGCGCTCCGAGCCGACATATTCGAACTTGCCGCCGACCACGTTCGCGGCGGTGTAGACATACTTCGCATCGGCCGGCATGTCCGCATTTGCCAACACCGCCCCCGGCCCCCAGTAGGCGATACCGCGGAATACCGACGCCAGATCCTGCAGCACTTTGTATGCGTCGGCCTGCGACTGGATGACGGCATTGCAGGTGAAGCGCGGCTCCTGCCCGCCCTGCCCATCCGACACCATCACATCGCAGTAGACGCCGATTTCGTATAGCCCCCACTTGTCGACCATCGACGCGTCGAGGCGCTGCCCACACCCGTATCGCGTGTTCAGTACGAGGTCGTAGAAGACCCACGCCGGGTTGTTCGACCATGCCGTCTTGAATGTGCCGTCCCACGTCCCCGAATACGTTCGCAAATCCGGGTCGTAGTTCGAAGGGATGCGGATCAGCAGGCCCTTGATGTCGTACGCGCGCGTCGGCACCGAACTGAATGACTGCGCGTCAAACGACAGACCGAACAGCGCGCTCATCGGATAGCGCAGCTTGCGGTCGATGATTTCGGTGATCGCTTCGATGTTCGTCGTATCGGCGATCAGCGAACTATGGGCATTCGCCGTCAGCCGCCGCACGCGCACCAGCCAGCCGGTCGTTGCCGCCGGCAACTCGATTCGCACGCTGCGCTCGTAAAGCGTCGTCGTCTTGCCGTCGAACGCGCCCGTCACGACCTGCGAATAGGAGCCGCCGTCGGTCGCCAGATCGATCGCATACTCGATACGGTAGCCAGTGACATTGCCCGTCGTCGAATCGGACTTCTGAAGCGCCGGCAGCCCGAAGCGCACGCGTACCGCGGTGAGCTGCGTGTTCTCGACCTGATGAACCCAAGGCGCATCCGAAGTGAGTGCGACGCTCACCGCAACCTCGTTCTCCACGGCCGGGAAGCCAGACAGATACGTCTGATCCTGTGTGCCGAGGCGATAGTCGACGCTGTAGGTCGTGAAGTTGCTCGAGCCGTCGCCATTCAGAATCGGCGTGTCGTCGAGATAGACTGACTGCAGGCCGTTGACCAGCCCATAGATCGGCCCTTCCGACACCAGGTCGAGCACGCGCGCGTAAGCGATCGAGTGCAGGCTATCCGGCGACTCTGTTGGCGTGCTGCTCGAGTCGCTGCCCTTCGAACCTTGAATGCGCATGCTTATGCCTGATCCTGGGCGTAGATACCCGCGCTGATGACCTTCGAGCCAACGCGCATGCGGCCATAGACGAGCGGTACCGGCTCGCCTTGCGCCGAGCTGTTGACCGCGCCATTGAAGTAGTACGAGGTGCCGTTATCCGGGCCGGTACCGGCGAGACCTGACGTCTGCGGGCTGAGCATCTGCACGACGCCGCCGAGCGCGAGCGACGCGCCCAGACCGATCAGCGAGCCGCCGCCGTATGCGCTGGTCAGGACGCCGACCACTACGAGCGCGGCGCCGAGGATCGTCTGGAAGAGGCCCGCGTGCTTGCTGCCGACCAGCACAGGCGCGATGCGGATCTCGTCGGCGCCGACCGGATACTCAAGCTCTTTTTCGTCGAGGTTCCGGCGGCCCATGAAAACGGCGAACGTCAGGCCGTTGTCTTTGGCGTTCATCAGGAATTTCTCGAAGCCCGGCACCATGACGCACAGCGCACGGATCGCTTCGCGCGGCGACGACACAGCGAGACGATGGACGCGGCCGTACTTATTCCCCGCCGCGCCATAAAGACGCACGGTACGAAGCGTTTCGCTCATTGATTTATCCCCGGTATCGCAGGACGGTTCGCAGGCTGTGCGCCCACATGCCGCCCCAGACGGTGCGGCCAGAAAGCTGCCCGTACATGTGGTGCAACAGAACGTTGTCGCCCAGATAGACGCCGGCGTGATTCGGCACGCCGTTCTTGCTGCGGATTTGCATCAACAGGACATCGCCGACTTCGAGCTCGGCGTCTTGGCCCATGTCCGCGAAGCCAGCCTTCTCGAAGTTATCGAGATAGAGATTCGACTTGCCGTCTTCCCACCACTTATCCGGGCGCTCAAAGTCGGGCAGCGTCACGCCGCGCTCTAGCTGGTAGTGGCTGCGGATCAGGTCATAGCAGTCGTGCACACCATGGACGAAGCGCCGGCCAATCAGCGGCGCGATGTAGCCACTCGGGCCGAACTCGAACCAGTCGTCGAGCGCAATCGAGCCATCGCCCTGCACGCCGAGCGACACGATGACCCATTTGTCGACGCCACTCTGCTCGCACGTCTTCAGGTCTGCGCCACTCGGCCGCGCCGATCCGCCCGGATGCGAATGCACCACTGTCACGATCGACCCCATATCCTCGGCGCGCGCGTAATCCTCGGGCGCCATGCTGAAATTGTCGGTCGGTTTCGTGGCAGTGTTGCGGCACGGCACATACACTTCGCTACCGTCCTGCAGCACCACCAGCCCGCAGCACTCGCGCGGGCATTCCGCGAGCGCGTGTTCCGCGATCGCGTTCTTGATCTGCTCGTTCATCAGGAAAGGGTGTCGCTCAGGAAGCCGCCCCAAGAGAGCGGATTGTTGACGCCGAACCGGCATTCGCAACCGGTGGTCTTGAAGCTGCAGCGATCAAGCGCGGGATCGCTCACCGGCTGGTCGTTTTTGTCGAAGTACGCGATGCCGACATAGCCGCATTCCGGCCCGCGGTATTTCCAAGTGCACAGTCCCGCGATCTGCCGCGCGGGAACCTGCTGGCCGCCGAAGTCGGTCGGCGACGAAAGCGTGAACTCGACCTGAATGCCAGGCTGCTCTTTGCTCTTCTGCTCGATGAACCAGATCTCGGTCGCCATGCTTTCGTCCGGATCGGCCGTTGGATTGCCGTCGGGGAAATTCACCGCGTCGAGGTATTGCGCCAGCGTGCGGCGCCGCGTCACCTTCGCACCAACCATGTCGTCGAGATAGACGCACAGCGCCGTGATGGTGCCGTTGATGTCGCCGACGGCCAGCGTCGGCGATGGCTGCTGCGCATCCGACGTGTGCTCGAAGCCAGTCGCCTGAATCGGCCACGGCTTGTACTCGTTGCCTTGCCAGAAGATTGACGTCGATTGCAGGTGCGCATGGAAGCGCAATATGTCGCCGCCGATCGCCGTGCAGTCGACCTCGAACAATTCGATCTTGCGCCCCGGCTCAAGCTGCTGGATGTCTGCGGCGATCGTCATCACGGCTTCCCGTAGAGCTTGATCGTGCCGCCGGTGAACGTGCCGCTACCTACATACACTTTCATCGCGTTGAACGTCAGTGGAGATGCGGCCGTGACGAATCCGAGAATGCCGTCGACAGTGCGCGGCAGATTGTCGCTGAGATAGGCGACGGTCGATATTTTCCCCTGCTTGTTCGTGCTCGACAGACCCATGCCATACAGAGAGATGCGACCGTCAAGCCGATTTGGGCCGGCGATCGTACCGACCCCCATGCCGCCTGTGATCAGGCTGTTGGACTGCCCGGTTGCCGAGCCTACAGCTGGCGCCGTTGCGCCAAGCACCAGCTGATTGAAGCCGTAGTAATAGCCTGCCGCAGTGACCCATGTTGCGCCGCCATCGGCGGAGAACTGCACGTAGACGTTCCCGGCGGCCGACGCAGTCATACCGATGATCGACAGCTCATGTTCGAGGTAGGTCGCGCTCAACGGAATTGTTACACTCGAAAGACCAACTAGCGGATATGTGCCCACCAAGGAAGTGGGCCCGATCAGGTTCGCGCTATCCCACGGGGTGTTAGCCCCGAACGATGGGCGAGTAGCAAAAGAGGCCGCGCCGGCCACCGCGAGACCGGCGAGAGAAGTCGCGCCCGTGACGCCTAACGTACCGCCAATCGTCTCGTTACCACCCACAGCGCAATTGCCGTTCACAACCTCATTATCTGAGTTGGTGCGGCCGCGCATCAGGACAGTCCAGGTGTGCACGCCGTCCGTATCCATCAGCACGGACTCGCCCGGATTCAGCTTCGAGAGAGCAACGGTGTCGCCCGATCCGGTCGTGATGGCGAGCGTGACCACCGTCGTGCCGATGTTGCGCAGATGCAGAACGTTGTCAGCCGTGCACGTCGAGGCGGCCGGCAGGTTGACGATACCGGCCGCCGCCAGCGCGATATTCACGCGCTTGCCGATATGCGCGACCGTGAGCGCCTGAGCTGCGGTGATCCCCGTTGCGCTAGTGAGCGCAGCCTGCGCATTCAGCACATCGACATTCGAATTCGCCTTCGTGTTTGCGACGCGCACTGTATCGCCGTCGACCGCGGTAGGTGGAGTACCGAGGACGACTTTCTGAAGAGAGGTCATATTTGCTTAGGAAGCGGAGGTTGTATCGAACGTTTGAGTGAACGTAGCGGTCATCGTGTAGACATTTCCGTCTTTCGACGGGCGGCTCCACGTTGCGCAGTAGAAGAGCAGTGGCGAAGCTTCGAGCGGTGGGGTCCAATAGAACGACGCCGCGCCGGCGCGCGCGATCAGGAATGCACGAATTGCAGAGATCTTCGCGGCGTCGCCGATGAACTGCAGATCGAACGACGCGACGATGTTGTTGAGGCCGTCGGCGGAGCGCTGCTCGTATCCATCGCCAAACTTGGCCGCATTCACGCTCGCCGTATCGGTGCCCGACGTTCCTGCCGCGGTCGGTGACCAGGTGAAGGTGTCAGGCATCACGCGACCCTATTGTTGATTTTCCAGAGCACACCGCCCTGCTTCGCTTCATTCGCGATCACGGCGCGCACCGCCAAGTTGATCTTTTTGCCGAGCTCAGCAGAGTTCTGCGCATCGACGACGCTGTTCGAACTGCCCTCGATCGTTACCGGCACATTCACCTGAAGCCCGGCGTCTCGTGACGCGGCCGGGGTCACGCTGCCGACCGCAGATCCAACAACGCCACCGGTGGCAAACCTCGCCAGATCGTTGAGCGCCTTTCCCGAATTCAGGGCATCGATCACCGCAGAGCCGCCAAGGCGCTTCGTCGTATCAGCGGTCAGAATCGACTCGCCATTGCTCGCGCGGATCAGCAGGCTGTCGCTGGTGCCCGTCCCGGCACCGGACAGCACGCCACCCGTTGCATGAGCGCCCGCGTAGTTGCCAGTCAGCGAAAGCAGGTTGTCCAGCGAGTCACCGGGGAGCGCGTTCGCAACCGTGGTCGCAGCACCGCTGTAGTCGCCGAAATAACTGGACGCGGCGGAAATGGCGCTGCTGAAGAATCCGCTGATCGCAGCTTTCGCCGACATGCGGGCGAGGTCCGCAATGACCGAGTTCGCCAGCGACGTGAAGCTGAGCTTTCCGGTCTGAGCGAAATTCACCCACGCATCCTCCATCCCACCGGTGACATCGCTGAAGAGGTGCTCGGTCTGCTTCATCTTGTTGTCGGCTTCCGACACGTAGTCTGCCCAGCCGGCAGTCACGCCATTGACCCAATCAGCCTGCTTTTCTTTGATCGCGGCGTAGTAATCGGTGTATGCCTTCAACGACGTTTGCAGATCGGCTTGGATCTTCGCCGACTCGCCGGTGTACACGGCGTTATCCATGCCCGTGTCACGCGCGGCCTTGTTCAGCTTTTCCTGCTCCTGCTGATACTTGGCATAGATCGACTTGACTGCCTCGGCTTGCTTTTGGGCATCCGATCCCATACCGATCGAGCTCAATTGACGGTCGTACTGCTCAGCCTGAGATTGCTGATAGCTGGCAATGTCTGCATCGATCGACGCGGCGGCCGCTATCAGCTTGTTCAGCGCCTCTTGTGCAGCGACCTGCTTCTCGATCTCGACGTTTTGCTTCAGCGCCGCGTCGATCTCGGCCTGATGCGCGAGCAACGATTTTTGGTCCGCCGTCAGCGTCTTCTTCGTCTTCAGGTCCGCCATCTGCTGGTCGAACTTGAGCAGCTTCTCGGCTTCCGTACCGATCTTCTCGCGCGTGCCAAGCTGCGCCTGTAGGGCCGCCTGCGTCTGGCTGGCGGCCTGCAATTCGCGCGTCGCAGCGTCGTCGGTGTACGCCTTCTCGCGCTTCGGCTTTTCGTCCTTGTACTTGTTCTGCGCGTCGGAAATCTCGACGTTGCGCTGGGAGGCGAAGGTCGCGTCGAGCGCGGGCGTGTATGTGCCGGCCGTCTTTGCGAGCGCGACGCGCTTCGCATACGCGGTATTCGCCTCGTTGATTGCCTTCGTGCGCTTTGTCTCGTTGGTCGCGTTCTGCTCGAGGATTTTGTTCGAGCGGTCGTCCAACTCCACCAGCTGCGACTTTGCATCGTTGACGGCATCGGTTGCTGCCTTGCTTCGCTGCTGCGCAGCGACCTGATCGTCAATTGCCGCGATCTGCTTCTTGATCGCATCAGTGTTTCCGCCTAGCGGGTTGGCGCCGTCGGGAGCGGTGTCGTTCAGTTGCGAGACAAGCGCCGCGCGTTGATCCTGAAGTGTTGACGTCCCCGCGATCGCGCGCTTCGTCGCGTTCCACTTGTCGAGAAACCCATTCCAAAGCGCTGTCATGGCACCCACTTGCGTGTCGGTGCCCGACTTCATGGTCTTCAGTTCCTGGTCGTACAGGATCCGGAGCGCGGTCGTGTGCTCGCCAGCCTTGTCGAGCGCCTTGATGTGCTCGAGCGTCGCGGAATCCATGTCGTGATGCGCAGACTGCCAGTCATCGGCCGCCTTCGACACGCCATCTTGCTGCTTGAGCACCGAGTCGAGCGCCTTATCGAAGCTTTCGCCGGTCGACTTCGCCATCAGCAGCGCAAGCTCTGTAACGGCCTGCATGTCGGTGCCGAGCACCTTCCCCGATGCCGCCGTTGCATCGACTGCGGCCCTCGCCGCCTCGAAAGACGTTCCCACGTCGCCAGAAATCGTCTTGGCGAGCGTCGCGGCCGTATCGGTCGTTAGATTCGCCCAGTTGTTCGTGAGCGATAGCGACTGATTGAACTTCGTAAATTCTTCGGTTGCGCCGTGGATTGCCGAATACGTTACATAGCTCGCCGCTGCGACAGTCGCAAGTCCGAGAGCAACAGGATTGGTCAAATAGGCGAGAAAATCCATACGCTCGCCAAGCACGAGGAACGAGCCGGCGAACTGCTTCCAGCTGCCCTGCGACGCCTCGTGAGCCAAAACCAGCAATTCGCGCCGCGCTGCGGCCGAGGAATGGCCTACGCCATCGGTCGCCGCACTGGCCGCGGCAAGCGACGCGCGCATTTGTTCGGTCGATCCCGAAATCCCAGCCTGCGCGGCCTGCATGTCGCGCATGTCTGCTTTCGTGTATTGCAGACGCTGGGATTGCTCAGTCCACGCCTTTACTACACGATTGATCTGCGAAACCTGCTGCGCCGATACGGTTTCGCCGTTCGCGGCTGCCGCAGTTTGCGCCTCCATGACTGCCTGCTCTTGCGCCCGCACAACCGACGCTTTTAGGCGCTCAATCGTCATGAAATCCTGATTGGCCTTGGTCGCCTTTACCATTTCAGCGGTAAATTGCGATGCGTCGGCAACCAGTGACGCTTTGAGCTGAGAGTCAGACATTCTTCGCCTCGTTAAGCTTTGCCTGCATTACATCCGTCATCGCCTGAATGGCCGCATCGGCTTTCGCATCCACCGCCGGACGGAAAAATGGATGCGCGCCGACCGCCGACGTGCCGTGCTCCACGTCGCTGACATGCTTTGCAAATGCGCCGGACAACGGATGTCCCTTTTCGACGATGCGGCCGTAAAATCCGTCACTCGAAAGGACGACGCTGTACACCTGAAGGGCACCCGGAACGCTCGACTTTTCGGCGTCGTGGTAGGTGATCACGCTTTTTTTCAACGTCCCAGGCGGGTATGTGCGCCCGCTTCGGATGTGCGGGAATGGACCCACAGGTGCACGCAGCCTCACCTCATCCATGATCACGCGCGCGCCAGCTACGGCCGCCTGACGCAACGTTGATTCGCTTGCGGCGTCTGACATCTTTGCCAGAAGGTCGGCAAACCCTGCCGGGTTGCTGATGGTCGCGGACGGTAGTTTTGCCATGTCGCGTCAGTGCGGTTTTCCAAAGAGAGTTGCCACCAGCAGGCGCGACTGCGCTCGCTTATCGGCAAGAAGAATCGGCTCGTTCTTTGCCGCCTCGGCGCGCTCGTCTACCGACCAAGGCGTGAAGTCGGCTGGCACGAACGGTGTCGGCTTTGCCTTCGCATTGCGATTCACATTCGCAATAACCGCCGCGACCGTGCCCGCCCGAAGATCCTCGACCTTCTCACCCCACGGCTCGAACTTATAGAGTTCCATCCAATGGGTGAACTCCCACGAACTCATGCCGTGCAACAGTTCGTCTCGCGTTTTCCCCAGTGCCAGAGCTAGCCGAAATGAAAACAGCAGCTCTGCACTGGACTTCAGTTTTTTGCTGCGGCTTCCTCGGCTTTCTTCCCGAGCCCGTTCACCTTCTGACAAGCCAGGCCAATGGCGCGAACCATCTCGGCATGACTATGGCGAAGCGTGTCCACCTCTGCCTCGGTGAACATGGGCGAGCTGTCTTCGTTCAGCACGCACGCAACCGTCAACGCGCCGAAATAAACGCTGTCCGTAATGCCCTGCTGCTGCAACACCTTCTGGAAGGCGTCGCGGTCGTATCCGCTCATCACCTTGATTCGGATCGTGTCGTTCAGGCCGTCAACCGACACGTCTTCGAAGCGCGTTTGCAGCGCGGAAAGCAGCTGATCCCGATTCAACATGCGGATTAGCCCTCCGCCGGAACGTCGGTCACGTCGCCGGTGATCGTCAGCGCGATCGTGCCGGTCAGAACTGTGTCGGTACCGCCAGCGAGCGGGAACGTCTTCACGTATGCGGCGAACGTCTTGGCCGAGCCGTCGGGCAGCGTGAGCTTGTACTGCTTGACGGTCTTAGCCTTGCAGGAGGCGAGCATCGCAGCCTGGCCGGCGTCCGTGTAGTTGATGTTCGCGTCGAGCGAGAACGAACCCCAGTCCTGTAGGCCGAGCCGCTTTTCCTTGGCGACGGAATTCAGATCGGTCACGTCGATTTCGGTTGCGGACCCGTCGAAACCGGAATAGCTCTTGATGTTGCCGACGTTCGTCCACGTCGGCGTACCCGCGCCGTCGGCGGCGGTGTCGACCGAGAAGGTGCTGCCCTGCGACGAAATAGCGGTGCTGGTCATCGTTTCACTCCTGATACCAAATTGAGAAGTCCTGCCGACTGCCGTAAAGCTTCGTGTCGTCTTCGTAGACGCTCACAGGCGCGCCGATCGGCACGCCGCGAACAGGCTCGGCAGTCAGCGCAGCACGAACCTGTTGAATGATGGTTGCCGCTTCAGCGCGCGTGGTGGACCACACGGCGACCTGCATGCGGCTGTTTTGAAGCGTGTCGACGCCGTCGAATGTGGTTTCGTCGACGCCGCCGACAGATTGGTAGACGATGTACGGCTTTACGGGGCTGCCGGGCGCCACGTCGGGATAGACGCGGCCGCCGGCGAGCGTCTTGATCGCGCCGACGGTGACCGATTCAGCGGTCGCCATCGCACTCGATCAGCTTGAACACGCGCACGTCGCTCGTGACTGGAGTCACATCAACGACACTGCCAGGCTCACCTTCGTGCGGATAGCTGCGCACCGTGACGAGAATCGCCTCGCCCGCCTCGAAACGGACGTCGAAACCTCTGACGTTTTTCGGAATTCCCAGTTGCTCCATCAGGAGATCAGCCAGAGCCTTCCCTTTTCCGCCCATCGGCGTACAGATCGAATTAGCCATTGTTCGCAAAGGCCGAGCAGGCCAGATCCGTGTATTCGCGACTGGCGAGATTCGGCAGCGGCGCGAGAATGTTGAAGATGACGTCTTCGACCGGCTGGCCGTCAACGAACTTGAGCAACACAGCCCGCATGCCGTTATCGATATTCGTGCGATAACGAATCCGGATGCTTGACGTCGCGCTGGCAACGTCAGCGTCTGAGGTGAGCGTTTCTTTGCCGGTGAGCATGCGCACGTTGCACCAGACGGTCGCGACTTCTACCCACGCGTCAACCGGCTGGCCGAGATCGTCTTGCGTCTGGCCGCGGCGCTCGATGCGCACGCGACGGTTGAGATCACCTGCGCGCATCAGACGCCGAGCCCCACTCTGTAGGGGAAAAGCAGTTGCTTCGACCCGGCCGGCAACTCCATGACACTCGACGATGTGCCGACAACGACGTCTTCGCGGAACGCATACAGCTTGCCGAGGATCAGCAGGATTGCCGCGCGCACCACGTCGTTGATCACAATCGGATCGTCGCCGGCGGTATCAGCGAGCACGGCCGCAGCCATGTCGTCAGCGGTCGCGTAGATCTTCCGGTCGAGGAAATCGGCGGCTGACTGCACCGCCGCATTGACATAAAGCTGGATCAGGTCGTCGGCGACGCCAGCGTCTTCGCGCAGATGCGCGAGCGCCTGCGCAGTCGAGATGATTGGCGTCGGATCGGCCATTTACTTCGCCTTGGCCTTGTTTTCCGGCTCCGGAGCCTTTTTGTTGCTCGGCGCCGGATCAGCCTTCGTCGAAACAAGGCCGGCTTTTTCCAGATCTGCCAGCACCGTCTCGCTCTCTTCGACGACATCGCCGCGACGATAGCGTTGCCCGTGGTAGAAGCTGGTCACGGCCCTTGCCTGCACCGGTTCGGCTTGATTCTCTTCCATGTTCCTCTCCAAAGAAAAAGGGCCGACTCTTTCGAGCCAGCCCTTTCGCTACATTTCTCGTGTGCCGTCAGGCGTTACGAGACGTTGCCCAGATCGCCCTTGACGAAGGCTTGCGGACGATACACAGCCAGGCCGAGACGCTCTTCAGCCCGGATCGTGACCATGTTCTTCGTGAAGTTGTCCGCGTCTTCGGTCGAGACCAACACGTTCGCGTCTTCGCGATCGAACACTTGCGCGCCCAACTTAAACGCACCGACGAGAAACTCGTCGATCGTCATCGCCTGCGTGGCGACGATCGGGCGGCCCCACAGAACCGGGCCGGCGATCGATTGCGGATTCGCGAACAGATACGCGCCCTCGGTCGTCTTCGTCAGTTCGATGCGCGTCCAGTCGGCCGGATGCAGCACGATGCCCGTGGCCGGGAATTCGGCCAATTCGGCCTGCAGCAGAGCGAGCCGCAACGTGTCGATGTTCGTCGCACCGTCCAGCACGAACGGCGCCGCGTACGCGGTCGCTTGCGTGTAGATGCCGTTCAAGTTGCCGCCGGTGCCCGAGCCCATCAGCAACTGCATTTCTTGAACAAACGCCAGGCCGTAGCGCAGCCGGCCGTCGATGTACGAGCCCAGCATCGCCGCGTCGTCGAGGATCTGCTTCGACGCCTTGACGAAGTGCGCGATCGTCGCGACGGTCGTCGTCTGCAGGTCGAACTTCATCGTCGACTCGGCCTTGGCCGCGCCTTCCGCTGCCTGAATCGCGGCGTTGTTCGTGAAGCCCGTTTCGCGCATGTACTCGATCGCGTTCGAACCGGTGCGGCCCGGGGTGATCAGGTCGCGAACCGTCATGCGACGCTCCGGCGGCGCAATGATGCCCTGCAGGCGCTGCGTTTCGACCAATGCGCCGGCCGAGCCATCGGCATTGGTCGTCGCGCTCGTGATGGCCTTCAGCGCGACGCGCGCCTTGCCTTCACGATTCGCCATCATGGCCTTGATGCCTTCGTTTTCGGTCACCAATTGACCAAGCGATTTCACCTGCTCAGCGGCGTCAGTACCGCGGCGTGCGAGCTTCTGTTCCGCTTCGGTCAGGCGCGCCTGAAGTTCGCCCTGCTTCACGAGCAGTTCGTCGACGGCTGCCTTCGTCTCGCCGCTCAACTTACCCGCATCTTTTGCCTCTTTCAGCGCGAGTTCACCCGATTTCTTGACCTCGTCGCCGATCCGCTTCAATTCCGCGGTGACCTGCTCCATCACCTGCTCCGGATTGTCACCGCCGCCGGCATTTTTTCGACGGAAACCTTCAGCGGCGGCGACCGAGCCGATACCCGCGAGCGTCCAACCATGACCACCGAGCGCGCCGAGCCAGTCGGCCTGATGGAGAGCCTGCGCCACGACGACCGACGCGGCGTGCGCATCCACTGCGAATGCCACAGCCAGCAGCGCGCCAACCGCAACGAATACCTTGCCAAACAGAGTGCGTTTCATGTGTTTCCTCAGAAAGTGAGAGATTTGAGGCTGTCCAACAGCCGATTTGCATCGTTCGCCGAGCTGCCAGACTCACTCTGGAGCAGGTGTTTCAGCCCACGATTGGCGATAACCGCGGACTGTGATTTCGAGAAGCCTGCCTCGCGCAGGAACCGCTCGAATTCGGGTAAAGAGGGAATGCCGCCATGTGCGATCACTGACTTGACGGCCTCGACGCGCGCCTCGGTGTTTGCCGGGTTCGTGACGATCGAGATCTCGACCAGATCGAGTTCGTTAAGCGTCCGGATGCCGGTTTTTTCGTTGTAACTGGCGTTGGTGACGTAGTAGCCAATCGACAGACCGGTGATGGCCTTTGCCTTCATGCCGCGATAGGCAATCTTCGCGTTCGGCGCGTCGTCGAGCCACAGGGAGCCGTCGCCGAACAGGCCCTTGTCGTCTTCTTTCAGGCCCGACCATGATCCGATGGGCGTATAGCTGTCGTGTTGCCACAGAATCGGCAGGGAGCGGCCGCTCGCCGCGATGTCTTCGAGGCTTTTCGCGAACGCGCCAGGCGCCACGATTTCACCGTAGCTGTCGACGTTGCCGAACACCGATCCGTAGCCGGAAAACTGCCCCGAGTCGTCGACGGATTTCACATCGAGATCGAATGCGCGGACCTTATAACCGCCTTTTCCGCTCTTACGATTCATGTTTCTGCTCCTGGCTAAGCCAATTTTTCAGCGCGTCCTGCACCGTCGACGCGGCGGTTTGCTCTCCGAGCTTGTCGATCGGCAAAAGGGCCGACTGCACCGTTAGGACGTCCGCGTTCCCGCCCATCGTTGCCTTGTTTTCCATCACGCGGCATTCGTCTCGCGTGTAGATGCCGTTGTTGACCATCTGCGAGTAGAACGCAGCGCGGCCCGCGCTATCGGCGCGCAAAAGACCCTCAACGGCGAATTCCGCGTAGTACGTCATGCGCTCAACTGGGCTCAGGCACCCCTTCTTGATCGTCTGCTCGATGCGCGTCAGCCACGGGCGCAGCGAGAACGTCAGAAAGCCGATCATTTGCTGTTCGATGCCGGTTCCCCAGCTGGTCGACTTCTCGCTGTGGCCGACCATGAAGGGCGGAACGCGGAACCAGCGGCAGATTTCCTCGACGTTGAACGCCTTCGTCTCGAGCAATTGCACGTCGCCTGGATTCATGGTGATGGCCTGATACTTCATGCCGGCTTCGAGCACCATCGTTTTGCCAGCCTGCATTGCGCCGCCGAACTGCTCGGTCAGGTCCGTGCGAATCTCGGTGCGCTTCTCTTTCGGCAGGATCTGCTCTGTCGACAGCACGCCAGACGGCCGCAGTCCGTTGCGGAACACGCTGCTGCTGGTTTTGTTCGCTGCGGTCGCGTTTCCGAAGATCTCGCGCGCATATGCGATCACCGAAAGGCCCATCCAGCCATTCAGGCTGAATCCGCGAAAGTGCAAGACGTCGTCTTCGGTCAGTACCGAGCTTGAACCGTCGATTTCGGCGTAGGTGTATTGCAATTGCCCAGTGGTCAGCCGCTTCACCTGTGTGCGCTGCGGCAGCATCAACTCAAGGCCGATAATCCGGCCCGCCGCACGCAGCTTTCGCGCGTAACCGTTCCCCCACAGGAGCATCGAGGCAACAATCACCTCCCAGAACTCCACGGCGGTGTTATCGGCGTTCGGCTGATTGTGCAGAACGGAGTAAAGGGGGTGCGCCGTCGCGACAGTGCGCGTGCCGTCGGCCGCTTTCTGGTACAGATTCAGCGGCAGGGTTGCGATGGTCTCCGCAATTAGACGCACGCACGCCCACGCGGCAGACAGTTGAAGTGCCGAATCGATGGTCACAGACTCGCCGCTCGACGACTGCATGCCGCCGAATGCCGCCCAAAAACTCCCGTCCGTCAGTGAAATAGGCACGCCAAGCCACTTCAGGACGCTCGCCTTGATGCGCCCTGGCGACTTTTGCTTGCTCTCTTTCATACGATGATGGGACTCGATAAGAAATCGCTGATTGAGCCTGCCTGCCCTTCGAGCATGGCGCGGCCGATTGCCATGATCAGCGCCACGGCGCCGTCAATCTTGTTGTCGTTGCCCTGCTTGATCGGGCGCACGACGTCGTCGTTGCCCGGCAGGTTCTTGCCGACCACGTTGCTCACGCACCAGGTCATGATCGGGTTGCCGTCGTGATGGAACCGGCCCGACGTGACCGCGGCCTCCAGTTCCTTCATCGGATCGGACATGTTCGTGTAGTTCTGAACGATGGTGACCGGCGTCAAACCTTCGTCTTCGAGCTGGTGCGCGAGATTTGTCGCGCCGTGCGGGTCCATCGGGACGCACTGCACTGGGCAACTGTGGTTCGACAAGACCGCCTCGTGCTGGATGTCGCGGTAGTCGATTTCCGCGCCAGCCGTTTCGAACAGGTGCCCGGTGTTGACCCACTTCTGATACCGCTCGGCCATCCGGCGGTTTTCGGTGTTCTTCACCGTGTCTTCGGGCACCCAGAATCGCGGCGCCACGCAGTAGTAGTGCCGCCGACCGTCAATGTCGCGCCAAAAGAGCCGCGCCATACTGTTCAAGTCGAGTTTTCGCGCCAAGTCCAGCGACAGAATGACGTCCTGCCCTTCAAACTGCTCAAGCGCGAGCGTGGAATCCTCGCAATTCCGCCAGTCTTCGAGGTTGAAATATCCGGCCTTCGCCGACGTCCACACGTTCAGATGCTTCGTTTTGAACGTATTCGTGAAGCGCGCCGACTTGATCGCACGCTGCTGCTGGCTCTCCAGATACTCCTGATAGACCGAAATGCCGATGTTCGGGTTGGCTTTCGCCAGCACTTTCGGGTCTGTCCAGTCGTCGCCTTCGTCGATCGACCATATCCAGCCGAAAAGCTCGTCGTCGGGCACCGTGCCTTCGAGCATTTCGATGACCTGCCGACGCTTGTCGTAACACGGGCCTTCGATGTTCGCGCCCGCCGTCGTGATGACGAACATCAGCGGCTGACGGCGCGCGCCCATGCCGGTCAGCATCGTTTCGTACTGCACGTTCGTGTCGTGCTCGTGGTATTCGTCTTCGATCGCGCAAGACGGCGATGCGCCGTCGCCCGGGTTGCCGATGATCGGCTCGAACCGACTGCCGTCTTCCGGTCGGCTCAAGTTCTGAGCATTCACCTCGATTCCGAGATGCTCGACTAGCATCGGCGAGCGCTTGACCATCAGCCTCGCAGGCCGGAAGACCTCCCACGCCTGCCGCTCTGTGGTCGCGCCGCAATAGACTTCGGCGCCGAACTCGTCGTCAGCGGTGAACATCGCTATGCCCACGCCAGCAGCAATCACCGACTTGCCGTTCTTGCGCGGCACCTCCCAATACGACTCGCGGAAACGGCGAAACCCGCTCTTTTTGCGCACCCATCCAAACGTGCACGCCAATCCGAATTTCTGCCACGGCTCCAGCGTCACGAGCTGGCGCTTGTATGCCCACTCGCCTTTCGTGTGCGGCATCAATTCGATCAACCGAAGCTTCTTTTCAGCTTTGGCCGGATCGAATTTGTACTTGAACGACGCGGTCTTGCTCGCCGCTAAGTCGTCTAGGTGTCGCTGGCAGGCGAGAATCACGAATCGGCCGGCGACAATCTTCCCGCGCACGACATCGCGCGCAAACTGGTTCGCCTGGGCTACCAGTGGATAAGCCTCGCGCGCCATGATCAGCCGAGCAATGCCGCGAACGGGTTGCCAGCGCCCGGTTTTTTCGGGCCCGTGAGCCGCTGCCGACTGGACGGATCGAGCCCGAGCATTGCGCCGAACGTCGCCATCAAGCCGGATGATTCCTTCACAACGGTGGCCGCCGGATTCTTCACAGGTCCGCCTTGTGCGCCAGCCACCACCGGGCCATTCTTCGCGAGATCCATCTGCGCGCGGCGCCAGTTTCCGTAGGCCGAGCAAAAAACCTCGAGGTTGTGCAGATCGGTGAACTGCAGGATTTTTTGCTTGCACAACAGCGGCGCGACGCGCTCCCACATATCGACGGCCTCCGCGTCCAGCCATTCCGGCGGATCGATATTCGTGATCAGGCCGAAATCCGGCTCTTGCGTATTCAGTTGCCGCTTGCCGGGGTTGCCTGCCGCCTCTTTTTTGGCGACGGGCTTGGCGCGACGCCCGGAGCGGCCCGCGACTCCAGGCATTTTTCGGTCAACCTTTAAATTTCATTTTTCGCGGGCGTAAAAATTTGACGGAACGGTCGGTCCCGAGCCGGATCGCGCTCAAGATTTGACCCACCCCTACCCCCGATCGATGCCGCTGGCGCTCACCTCAGAGCCCGCCAGCAGGCTCGCGCGGCGCGCGGAGACCCACGGCGACCACCGAGCAAGCCACCGCTTAGCGGCTCGCCTTTTCGGCCCCCGTCTTCGTCTTGTGACAGGGGTTGCAGATCGACTGTAGGTTGTCGTCTTCATCGGTGCCCCCTTGCGACTTCGGCACGCGGTGATCGACTTCGGTCGCGACGGTCACTCGACCATCGCGCTTGCAGACCTGACACAGACCGCAGTCGCGCAACAGGATGCGTGCGCGGCGCTTTGTCCAAGCATTGCCGTAGCCACGCTCGTGACGATTGCCGCGCACTGCATCAGGCTTCCACTTCACTTCTTCGCTCGCGTGCCGCTCGCAGTACGTCTTGCCATCAGCGACGAGAGCGCTGCACCCGCGATGCTTACACGGGCGCAGCGGACGACCAGGCATCAGGCAGCAGCAGCGACCGGATAAGCAGCGGCAAGCGCCGCGCTGGTTGCGGCCTGCACTGCTTCGACCGACAGCGATGCATCGATCGACTTCAGCGCAAGCGCGATCTGCACTGCGGTGTTCACGTTGTTGCCGGTCGTTGCGACAGCGGCTTGAGTGTCTGTTGCGGGAGTGCTCATGTTCGATCCTGTGAGGGATTGCGCCGGTTCGGCGGAAAAGGTGTATCGCCCTGCGAAACTTTCGACCGTCAGCGTGTCGGCCTTGATAACCGCCCCGATTGCCTCGGCGCCGTGCTCGATGCCGCTGAAATAGGTGGCGGCTTTGGTCTCAACGGCAGCTGCCTCGCTCTTGAACCACGAGGCGATCTTCTGAATGATGGCTTTGAGGTTCATGGGCTATCTGCAAGAAGAAGCGCCAGCCGGACTAGGGCTGGCGCAAACCACACACGAGGAGACAACGACGACAAAAGCAGGCTGTAGAATCGTTGCGCCGGAAGGGCCGGCATAACTAGAAACGGAGAATCAAATGGGGCAATTCACCAGAAGCGGCGCCAGCCAGATCACCAAAGATGCGATCGTTGCCGCACTGAGCAGCGGATCAATCAAGCTGCTCGGGACGGGAGGCAAAGACTGGGCAGAGGGGAATGCGAAGGCTGACGCGAAATACCTGAGCACGCTGGCAAACACGTTGCACGAACAACTTCTGTCTGGGGCAGAAGGCGAATAACGCAAAAGCCCGCGAGGCTTTCACCTAGCGGGCTTTCTTTGGGCGCACCACGCGCCCGACGTCGTCAATATACTTCTTTTTTTGCCGTTTGCAAACGACTTTCTTTCTCGACATTTCCCTGAACCACCGAGACCTCTGCCAAGATTTGAGAGGCCTGCTTCACAGCCTCTTTGTTTGACTCGCTGCCCTCAAGCGTAGAACGCAGCTCCGCAAGCAAACGCCCTTCGAGCTCATCGAGCACGTAGTACACGAACCCGGCGCCGTGCTTGTCCAAATTTATCGCTTGGTGCGGCAGCGCAGTTTTGACGAGCTTGATTATTGACTCATCGTCGAGCACGTCGTGATCACCGAGTCCATTAGACAGTATGTGTAATTGCATGACGGCCATCGACACGATCGATTGATACGCAGAGTACAGCGCCCACGCCATCGGCGTTACATAAGGCTGCGCCTTGAACGCATCGTCCCAGCTGGTCTTGTATTTATCCGGCGGTATTGCGAATAGCTTGAAAACATCTCGGGCGCGCACGTCTCGCGCGGTATGCGCGGCCGCTTCTTTATATTTGATGCTCTGCATCGCCTTTGTAGCAATTTTCGCAGACTGCAATGCTGCGACGGCAAGCCACATCTGATCTACGGCTTCTAAACGACGCTTGTTCAACGAGTCGCGATTGTTTTGCATCGCCGCTAACGCGCCGGCGCGTAGCGAACTCACCTCCGCTTCTCTCGCGCGAAGGTCAGTTTTGATCAGTTCCACTCTCTCAGCGGTTTCGATTCTCACCGTCTCGATCTTGACGTTGAACTCATGCGCTACTGATGCCTTTAATCTCGTGGAAATTAGCTGCCTGCAGAACCACCCAACGATCAGCAGCAATGCGGCAGGTGTCAAAGAAAAAATGGCAAGAAGGCTTGGGAAATTCATATCATCTATTCGTGCGGATAACGGTTAAGCCGGCGAGTGATCTTTCAGCCAGTCTCGCAAGGCATCATTCATACGCGTCTGCCAACCATCGCCGGATGCCTTGAACGCGTCAACGATGTCAGCATCGTACCGAACCGTCAATTGAACCTTCGGCGACTCAGAGCGCGGCCGACCACCTCGACGCTTCATGCGCGCGAACTGTTCATCGCTCGGCACGTATGTATCCGGGTCCGCTGCGATGCCGCGATTGATTTCGGCATCCTCTTCCTCGGTCGGCATATAGATTTCACGTTTCTTCGTCATAGCGCTTGACCTCCCTTCGATTCGCTTTCCGCAAGCTGATCACATGCATCTTGTCGCCGCGCTGCGTGTAGACCACGCAATACAGACGACCGCTGATGAGCGCGTATCCGATCTCGCGCAGTTCGCGGTAGTCGGCACGGTCATCAATGTCGAACCACACATCCGACCAATCGATGTTTGCTGCCAGCGCCAACTCAACGCCATGCTTCACGATGTTGACTTGGTTTTTTGCGGGGTCGAATGTGATGTCCATGTGAGTTATTGTAGTTACGGAAACATGAGAATGCAAGGAGTTTTTGTAACTACACAACGACCTCAGCTTTGATCATGCCTCGGCGCTTCAGTGCTGGGAGCAATGCAAATTTCGCCTCTTGATACATCACGTGGTCCTCGCTGAAATTGTCCGCGCGCTTGAAGTGCCAAACTTTCGCGCCGCATTCCGCGTTCATGATGGCCTCGCACGCGCTGGCGCGCTCCGGTTGAATTTTCCACTGCATATGGAGTTGCACGCACGCGCGCTGCTGCCAAGGCAGCGCGTCGACACACAAGTCCACCTGCTCGGCGGTTTTCTTCCGCGCTTTCCGCTCGGCGGCGTCGGTGCGCTCTTCGATCGTCGAGTGGCGGTCGTTTTCGGCAAAGCCTCGGCACGTCGGATCAACGCGGCCCGCGCCCAGGTCCGGGAAGTATCCGAGTTGCCATTGGTACCAAACGGTCAACAGTTCTTCGATTTGGTTGCTTTCGTCGAGCGTCATCGCCTTTTTCTCCATATACGCACCGCAGCGCTTGCCATGGCGTTCGCCAATTGCGCAAACCACGCGCACATCACCTGCAATACTCAATCTGTCTTCGTTACCGCAGCCGTGGCATGAGCCAGAAATCCACTCAGCCGGGTCCGCATAGTCACCTCGCGGTCGCGCGGTCATCTTGAAGCATCCAAACTGATAACGCCGGTCGCGAGCGCCTCGGCGACGCGCAACCGGCAAACGGCGACCATCGGTTGCTCGTCGCGGTACATGTCGTGGAATTCCGGGTTCATCTGCGCTTCAGCGATCCACACGCGCCGCGTGCCCGCGCGTTTGCTGCTGATCTCGTCAAGCGGGTACAGGGTGTAGCACTGGCGGAACTGGATCGGCGCGGTGATAGTCGGGTTCTGCGTCGGCTGGTAGAACTGGTGGCCGACCGTTTCGACGTCGATGCGGCAATACTCCAAGCCATTCGCTTTGACGACTTCAGCCTTGAATCCTTCGGCGCGCGCGACCCAACAGTCGAGTGCTGCGCCCGATAGCTCAGCGATATTCACTTCGCCTCCCGCGTCATCTGCTCGTCGCTTGATTGCGCGTCCCCAGCGACAGCGCCCACTACCAGGCCCTCCACCAATCCGACGATCAACGCCTCCACGAGCGCTTCGATGATCGGGGTTTCGCGAGGCAGTTCACGCATCCGCTTGCTCATCGCACGATGCGACGCCTCGGCATCGAATCGAACAACCTTGCCGGCCTCTTGGTTTAGTGCTTGACTCACGCTGCCTCCCTCACATCCCACTCGAAATCACCACTCTCGACAAACGGCGCCAGCGTGGTGCGGTTGTATTCCACGAACGCCCGCGCGCGGTAGATGCCCTCACTCACCCAATCGAGATCGCCCGGAAGAAATCCGCCGCGGTGGTGTTCAGGTATCCATGCCTCGGCATAAACGAAGCGCGGGCCGCGATGCTCGTACATGACCCGCTCAAGCCGGTAGACCATCGTCTCGATGCGCTTGGTCTTGCCGTATGTCAACGATGTCGAGCGCCCTACGCGCCGACCGTGCCAGTACCGGCCCACACCGTCCGGTATCTCAATCCACAACCTCAAGCCGCCTCCTGCATTTCCAATCCCATCTTTCGAGCGCGCCGCACGATCCAGCGCGCAAACCCCGCGTCGAACCGGGCAAATTTCTCGTCGCGCGGCGCGGCACCCTGATCGAGCCATGCGTGACACAACATGCAACCCGGCAACGTCCGCTTGTGATCCGCTTTGAGCCCCATACCCTTCCCCGCGCTGAGCCGGTTGTCGTGGCACGGCACCACCGTCGGATCGGCCCAATCGCACCGCGCACACTTCACGTTCAGGTAGCAAGGCTCGCCGCGGCACGCCGCGAGATACTTCGAGCCATCGGCGACTGTGACGCGCTTCTTCTTCGACTTCATCGCGCTCTTGCGCACCAGCGTCTGCGTGTTGCGGTCGAGTTGCTTTTTGAATGCGCCGGGCTCGGGCCGCTTGAATCCGGTGCGCTTCATCGGTGCCGAACGTTTCACGTCGCCTCCGGCAGGCAGCGCATTTCGACAGGCGAGCCGCTGGCAGCGAGGACAGACCTCCGCCCCTCGCGCCAGAAGTGAAAAGCGAGGTGGCGCAGCGACGGCGCAACCGCTGCGGCGTTGTACTCACGCTCGAACCACGCGTCGAACTCTTCGAGATCTGTCATGACGCGCTCCCAAACAACGCCTCGATGATCGGGTCGCGGCGCACGAGAGTGCCCGCACGATCCGCCCGTTGCACGCGGCGTCGCGCAAGGCGTTGCTCATACCGGTCAGGATCATCAAGCTTCATGCGCTTCATCCGGCGCCGCTCGCGAACGGCTTGAGTCGGTGGCGTCGGCTTCACAGCATCTTTCTCGGCACCGATAGCCCAGATGCGCGTGTATCGGCCCATAACGCTGAATCTGTCCCAGCGGGCGACATAGACGTTCCCGGCAGCGTGCATGTCTTTCAGCCGCCGTGAGACGCGGTTTCGCTCGACGCCCGACTTGGCGCTGATCTCCACCGCGTCCATAGGGCCGATTGCGAGCGCGCGCATGATTGCGGCATTCGTCACATAGCACTGGCTGATAGACCGCTGCGGGCGCTTGCCGAGGCCTATCTCAGCCGCACGAGACACAACCGCATGCTCGGAACGATTGCTGAATTTCTCCAGATGGGTTTTCATCGGGCCCGGTGCGTTCCAAAGCTCGCGGAGCAGCGCATCCTCTTCCGGCGTCCACTTTTTCCACGTGCGTGTCATCAGATTTCCTTCACGGTGATGCCGTGCTTGTCGAGCATTTGTTTGCGCTTCTGGATGTACGTGCGGTTTTTGCGGGTTGCTTCGGACTTGAAGTCTTCGACGATCTGCTTTCCGGTTGCGACAACGATGTAGACGAAGTCAGCGACGTACTTCGATGCCCGCTCCCACGTGCCGTCGTCGCGCCGGCGGCGCTCGGTGAGCACGAACGGCACTTGAAGCTGCAGATCGCGGATCTCGCCGCGCACCTGCATTTGGACGAGCTCGAACCACCGCGCTCGCTCGCCCCGGCTGTCGAACTTGATGCCTTCGTGCTCGCACTTCGTGTTGCGGTACTTCGCTGGCTTCTTTGCGGCCAGCGTCGCGGGGTGCGGGCGGATCAACGAAGCGTCGAACGGGTCGGTCGGATCGTCCAACGCGCTCGTCTGCGGCGGGTTGCCGGTCGCTTCGTAGATCCGGCGTTGCGCGGTCGTCATCTTCGGCAGCGCGTCGTCGCGCACGCGGGCGGTACCGACCATCGTCGTGCCCGCCGGGACCACCATCGGCCAGGGTGCGCGCTTCGTCATGCCTTCGCCATCCATCGAATCGGGTTGAGGTTGCACGCCATATGACCGGGCACGAAGAAGTAATCGGGCTTGTGCGCGCAGTTGCGGTACCCGAGGCGATACATCGCTTGGTGACCGGGCGCAGTCGTCGAATGAGTGCACGTGCGGCACGTGTTCATCCGGCCGCCAATCGCGGCATAGGCCGCGCGGCGGCATCGGCCGGCGTCATCCGCGTGAAACTCAGGATCGGGGTATCGGCGCCGCCGAGCATCACGCGCTTGGCCTTCTCGCTGTCACCGATCAGCACCGGCGGCTGGCTCTTCTGCCCCATCCGGTTGTTTTGCGCCTCGGCGATGCCAATCAACACGGGCAGGTATTCGGGCGACTCGCTGCGCATCCGGTAGCCGCGGTAGCGGTTCTCGAATTCCTTGCCGACGAACGGCCATTCCTTTTCGCCTTTGCCGCCCACCAGCGCCCAGCCGCCCATATCGACGATCACGCGGTGAATCAGCGGGTCATCGAACACGACGCTGTTGTACGTGCCGCACGAGCGCACTGCGCGATCGACCTTGGCCCACGCCACAAGCGCGGCGTCCTGCGTCGAGCCTTGGAGCATCTTCACGATGTCCGCCGGGAACGGCAGGTACTGGCCGGAATCCGGATTGACGCTGTGGCGACCGACGGCATCGCTTACGGCGTCGAATTCGTATGGCTTCAGCGCGTTCCACCACACGGCAGCGGAAAAGTCAGAGAAGTCGCGCCGGTAGAAAGCGTGGACATCGGCGATGAGCGCAACGAAGGCGCTGTGATCGTTCGGGGTCATCAGGCTGCTCCTTGCTGTGCTTGGAACTGCGCGGCCACGCGTTGAGCGACGGCCCGGTTATTGGCTTCGAGTGCCTCCTGCTTGTTCAGCCCGGCGCCGGCCGGCGCACCGCCAGCGGCACCGCCCGAAATCCACTTGGCCTTGAATCCAGCCCAGTTCGATTCCACGGCGTGCTTCACAGCCTGTGCGGCCGTCATGCCGCATGCGGCGGCCTCTTCTTTGACGGATTCCCAGGCGGTCTGCGTCAGCGGTAGGCGCTTGGCCTTGCGCAGCGTCAGCCAGTCACGAGCATGCTTGCGCTCGACGCCTTCAGCGACCAATGCAGATGCGGTCAGGGGCTTGCCTTCATCGCGATCACCGTCCGATTGCTGGGCGGTCGACGAAGAATCAGCAGCGCGCTTGCGCGTCTGCGTCGTTTTTTCGCCTTTGTCTTTCTCTTCTTCTTTATCTTCTTCTGTATCTGTATCTAGGCCGTTACCGGAACGTTGCGGTAACGTTTCATTGCCGTTACCAGAACGTTTTGTCTTTTCGCGGTGTGCGCGCACGCGGTCGGTGCTCGAATCGGAACGCATCTGGCGCTTTTCCCATGCGAGCGGCTGCCAGCTGTCATCGATCAGGCCCACGGCCGCAAGGCGTTTCTTCACCTCGCCAATCACCGCGTAATCGACCCACAGACGCTGCGCGACGATGCGGTTGAGCAACTCGGGCGCGCATTGGTTGTCGAGCGTGCCGTCGCCCTTGAGAGCCAGCACGCCGATGAAATGACGCTGGTCTTCAAACGCCAGCGTGATCATCTTCGGGTCGTTCAGGAAGTCCGTGTACATGCGGAACCACGGCATTTTCGGGTTCGTGCTCACGCCGTCACCTCAGTCGGCAGACCAACGGTGTCGGCGAACAGGCCGGTTTCGAGGCATTTGCGCGAGCCACGAACCACGAGCGCGCCCTGCTCAATCAATTCCGGAACGCGACCACACACGCTCCCAAGGCGTATGTTCGTGCGGTCCGAGATCTCTTGACGCGTCAAAGTCACGTCCCCGCCGTAGAACAGGTCGAGAATGATCTCGTGTTGCGTGCGCTTCTTCGCGCAGGTGACCGAGTCATAGCCAGCGAGTTGCGTGTGTGTGGCGCGCATCAGGACACCTTCCGGAGTTGTTCGGGTTGGACCGATTCACCGGTCGTGGAAAGCGCCGACTCGACGACGCGCAGCGAGCGCTGCTTGATGCGGATGTCTTCGACCAGGCTGCTATGGAGGCGCGGCAGCTCGCCCGGATCTACGCCGTCGAGCAGATCGGCTGCGTCGGCCTCGGTGCGGTGATTGGCGCGCATGATCGTCTGCACGAGCTCGTGCGCATTGAGTCGTGCCTCGGAGTCGTGATGGCGCGCACGCGCAACGCAATCGATCTGGGCAAAGATCTCGTTCAGCAGATCGACGCGGCGCTCGATCGGCAGCGCGGCGAGAATTGAGTTCTCGAAGTTCGCCGGCATCAGGTTGTTGTCTTTCGACTCGTCGTCGAGCCAGCGCCAGATGCGGTCAGCGTGGTTCTTCTGCGTCGTGTAGACGTCGCCATGCTTGTCGAACACGATCACGCCAGACAGGTGGCCGCCGATACGCTCGTGCGCCGCGACGATCTCCGCTGCCGCCGTCTCGCGGCTCCAGCCATGGGCCTTGCGCCACGCAGCGATGTGGTCGCGGATGATTCCGATTCGGGACTTGTGCGAACTGTCTCGCATGATCTGTCACTCGTTGTTGGCTACAGTGTCAACGTGCGATAAGGACAACTAACCGGGCACATGTGACAACAGGAAAAAGAAAATGAAAACGCTACGGGAAACCTTTGCTGTCGCCGCGCCCGATGGACGCGCGGCAGTTACTTCTTTGCTTCTGCTGGCAGCGCTGCAACCACTTTCAGCGCCTCGAACTGCCTCACCAACTCTTTCCGGGCCGTTTCGTACTCTTCCGGGTATCGAGCACCTCGCGCCGCTATCGCGCACAGCGCTTCACGAATCTGCTTCTGTTCGGTTGCGGTAAGTGCCATGTCAAGCTGCCCTGGAGAAAGCGTTGCCGCCACCGGCGTTGAACAGATCGGGGCGCCGCAGCCGGACGCCGGCGGGGATGCCGCGAACGGTCCAGTTGTGGACGCGCTGGGTTCCACCTCTCTTGAAACCGAGAAGCTTCGCGACGCTCGCGGGGCCGCCGAGCCGCTTGATCAGAGCCCGGTCGGATTCAACGGAGAAAGTGGGTGTGTTCATGAGACATCATTAAACACCATGTTTAGTTTTGCCGCAAGCAATTTAAACGTGGCGTTGAACAACAAAACGTTTACTTCGGCGACCATTGCGCGCATGCACGAGACAATGGAACGCTTATACGAAGCCGCGCACCTCCTCCACAAGATCGAGGGGCCGGCACAACTCGCCAAATTTCTGAATATTTCGGAGCAGCTGGTCAACAACTGGCAGCGCCGAGGCATCTCCAAGGGCGGGATGATCGACGCCCAGACGAAGATCGGATGCAGCGCAACGTGGCTCGAAACCGGCGTGCCGCCGATGATGGCCGCCAATGCGCACGCTCACCGCAAGCACGAGCCGGCCGATTCCGAACCGCCGAAAAGCGACCGAAAGAAAGGCGTAATCAAGTCGCAACCCAGCGGCGACGCCAATACACTAAACGCTGAAGAAACACCTGCGCACCGACTACGCCGGGCTTTGGGCGATAAGGAAGTGTCGCCGACTGAGCTGGCGTCCGTCGCGGGCGTGGGCGTCGAGACAGCCGCATTATGGCTGGGCGGGATTGGTCCAGATTTGTCGTTGGTTCAGGCCGTCGCTATACAAAACACATATGGCGTGAATTCGGTTTGGCTGCTCAAGGGCAAGGGAGAGCCCGGGGTAGCCATACGGTACGCTGATGCGTTCGACCCGATCACGGATCTTAAATGGCGCGGGGTGCCGGTTGTGGGGTTTGCTCAGTTGGGCGATAACGGACATTTTGTCGACATCGAATTTCCGGTTGGTTACGGAGACGGATTCGTTGCGGCGCCGACCGAGGACAAGGACGCGTATGCACTCCGCTGCGTCGGCGACTCGATGCGCCCCAGAATCAAAGACAGGGAATTTGTCGTTGTCGAGCCGAACCACAAAGTCGAGCCGGGCGATGAAGTCTTGGTCAAGGCGAAAGACGGCCGTGTCATGGTTAAGGAGTTCCTATACGAGCGCGCGGGCCGCGTGCACCTGAGCTCGGTCAATGAATCGCATCCGCAAATCGCGATCGACAAAGACAATATCGAGAAAATGCACTACGTGGGATGGATTGCTAAGCCTTCGGCATGGCGACCCGGCTGATTCGAGCACTTCGGCCTTTGACCAAAAGAAAAAACGGGGGCGGTAATGTTGTTCATTGGGGTTTGGCTCATCTGCATGATCATCACGGCATTGATCGCGAACTCAAAGAATCGAAGCCCAATTGCTTGGGCAATCTTGGCCATCCCGCTTGGGCTCTTCGCGACAGTTGTTGTGGCATGCAGTACCAAATTGCCAGATGCCGGCAGTCCAGCGTCCATCGCCGGCGATACCACCAATCCGGTAAAGACGTGTCCGCGATGCGCAGAAACGGTGAAGGCGGCCGCCCAAGTTTGCCGGTTTTGCCAGCATGAATTTACGAGCGTCGGGTCAACTCCGAGGGCGACGGACGCCGCTCAGCTACCGTGGACTCTCGAAGAAGATTGGGGCGATGGATATGGCGTCTACAGTTACAGAGGCCAGCGATTGGCCTACAACAAAAGCGGTGTCAAGTGGCATGCGAGCACCTTCAATAGCCCAGCGGTCGCCATTGCATCGATCGACTCAGGTCTGGGTAACTGAGACTTGGGCGAAGGCGTGAGTCGCAGAGCGCCGCCTCGAAAACGAACATCCGCCAAATTCTGCTAAAGCTTTTGCCGAAATTGCCGATAGCCAACTAGCGGTTGTTCAACTGAAATTTGCCCCCACGTAATGGACAAGAACGAATTCCAATTAGAATCGGCCAAGGTCGAGGCCGTCACCCATCGCTGGGCGATCGCCGGAGACGCGATCAAAGTGGCCCTCACGGTGGCAGGCAGCATTATTGCTGTGTACCTTATTATGAAAGGCCTTCCGCAGATTTTTGCAGGTAAGAATGCTAACGACATTGGTGCGATTGCGAAGGTTTTCGAGGCCATGCATTTTGGGAGCATTGCGGGGTGGGCCGGGAGCGCGGTCATGACCGGCGCTTGGTCACTTGAAAAGTCTAGGCGGAAGCGAGCAGAGAGAAAGCTGGCAAGCTGATCTATAATCAGGTAAATCGTTGTTTTTTGGAGAAAAAGATGGAACTCGTCCTTTCTGGAATAGGTATCCTCTTCCTCCTTTTTGCTTGGAACTGCGCGTTTCTTCCTGCCCTACGGGGCAGGTGCGTCGACAGATTGCAGGACTTGCAAGAAGAGAATGCTCGTTTTTTCGCGAAAGCGTCGACGGAAGATCGTGCGCGAGTACGGCGATCGCTAGATAGATTGCTGTCCGCCCAGATCGACAATATCGACCGCGTCTCGCTTGTAGGCTACCTATTATTTTCGCGTTGGCATCGGTCCCGGCCGCAGTCAGCCACAGCGTTTGACAAAGAAGTTGATGATCGCTTTTCGTCGAATGACGAAAGCGTCAACGAGTTCTCCGAACACATAAGAATGCAGTCAGCCACGGCCCTCTTCTTGTTCATGGGCAGGAAATATTCTTGGATGTGGGCGGCGGCGGTCTTTGTGGTCCCCTTCCTGCTGATGCATCTTGGCTACCGCGCTTTTTTACATGCGGCCGATGCCGTCGCCCGGAAGGTACTCCAAGCAACTGGCGCGGAAACCAAACCCGAGGGTACGAAACGCATAATGGAAGACTCTATTCTTGCGATGTGCCACTAGCGCAACGCACGCAAACATCAAGGCCCCGCTCAAGCGGGGCTTTTTTTTTGCCCACAACAGACGCGAAATCTTGTTCTGCAACGCCTCTTCCATCGGAACGCACCCGCCGTGCTAACGCCGCGGTGTCGCGGCGCGCCAGCAAACTGACGGTGCGAACAGCTCGCCCATCGACGTCCGCTTGTCCGCGCCACCCGGCCTACAGCCCCGCATGGTCAATCCCGCACCTCCTAGCCGCGCGAACAATCGAAACGGCGCAGCAATTGTGAGAAGGATCTCTAGCCAGTTTTTGACATGCACATGCTGTCGCACCCATAAAACTAAACATAAAGTTTGACTGAAATATAAACATAGTGTTTAATTCGTCTCATGCACTCACCGACCTACCGGGAGACTTTGAGATGAGCACCCTGCCTGTATCCGCGCCGCGATTCACCGAAGCAACGCGGGCCGCGAACGAGGTCGATTACTTCGACAACGGCGGCATGACCGACGCGGAGCTTGAGCAGTACGCGAGCCGCACGACGAAGCGCCCGCTGCTCTGTTTCGCGATCCTCGCCGCTATGCCTTTCATCGCTGAAGGCGTCTGCCGTTTGTTGGGTGCGTGGTAATGCTCGCTCTCGCCAAATACGTGGCTGTGACGACCTCTGCCCTCGCGGTCGTCGTTCTGCTCTGTGCAACCGTGCAGCAATGGGATGAGCAGGGCGCGAGTACTGCCCTCACCTGCCTGTCGCACTGCACCTGATCCCGTAAAGGCTCACCTATGCAAGCGCTCTTGATGCCAACGTTAGTAGTCCTCTGTGCTTTTGTGGTGGGTCTTTGCCTCGGTCTGATTCTCGGCGGCATGAGCCGCGATGCAAAAGCGCACGACGAAGCGTTTGGCGAACACGAATGCGACGCGCACTACCCGCGTAGCTGGGAATAAATCTCTCGGTCCTGCGGCCCCCAAGCCGCGGCTCTCGTGGGCGCAGTTCCGGCCCACTCTTTTTGGATACCTGACATGAACGCAACCACCGAAAGCGAGCAACTCTCGATCGAAGGCATCGCGGCCGCTGAATCGGAACAAACCGAAGCCCCGCACATGATCGCGCGCATCAATGCGCTGGCCGTAAAGATCGCGTTTCCGTTCGCCGCGAAAGACGACATCCGTTTCTATCTCAATGGGCTGAATATCCGCCCGCTTGAGGACGGCTCGGTGATGATCGTCGCGACCGACGGCCACCGCTATCTGGTCGTGCGCGATCAGAAGGGCTATGCCGAGAAAGAGGTGATCGTGTCGGTGAAGAAGGATAGCCTCAAGTCTGCCAACAGCAAAAATACCTTCGACGTTATGTCGAATGGCTCGGCGTTTGTGAATGACGAGCACGGCATGCCGCTGTTCGTTCAGCCGGGTAGCTCGTTAGTCGAAGGCGAATTTCCGCGCATTGAGAGCGTTGTCTCGACTATCGGTTACAAGGAAGGCATTTCCGGCGCAATCAACCCTTCGTATCTGAAAGACGCGCTCGCACTCGGCCAGCACTTCAACAGCATCCGGTTCTTCACGAAAGACCAGGACGGCGCGCTCGTATTCGTCGTCGGCGGCATGGGCGATCTTGAAGTGTTCGGCGGAATCATGAAGCTGCGCGAGAGCTTCGAGCAGTTGCCTGCGTGGTTCCCGAAGCCCGTGCCGTTCAAGCTGGCCGAATCGGTCGGGGCGCCGGAATGAAAGAACGTCCGATCCTCTTCAGCGGCCCGATGGTGCGCGCTCTGCTCGATGGCAGCAAGACGCAAACCCGGCGCATTGTGAAGCCGCAGCCGTGGGACAGCGCACGGTCTGCCCACTATGGACCGTCGCACCCCAGCGGCTCAGGCGGCATGCACCCGGCGAGCGTCATTTTCTCCGAGCGAGAAACGTTCGATCCGCCGTGGGCCGCGCCGATGCCGATTGTTTGCCCTTTCGGCGAGCCCGGTGATCGTCTGTGGGTGCGCGAGGCATGGCGCTCCGTTACCGACCTCGACAAGTCCAGCGGTTCGGGCATCGCCGAACTTTGCACCAATGCCGGGTACCGGACACCTTGGGCGCCCCTGCAATACGAAGCAGACCGCCGCCGCGTCAACTGGGAACACACCAGCACACCGCCGCACGACGGGGAGCCATTACCTGGCCGTTATCGACATGCCCGGTTCATGCCGCGCTGGGCGTCGCGCATCACGCTCGAAGTCACCGGCGTGCGCGTCGAGCGGTTGCAGTCGATCACCGAGGCGGATGCACGGCACGAAGGCGCCGTACACAGCGCACTTCTCCCCATGGGCTGGAATAAGCCCGGCTGCGACCCGCAAGACGGCGCAATGCGATCGCGCTTCGCCGCGCTTTGGGACAGCCTCGCCGCGCCGGGCGCCGATTGGGACGCCAACCCTTGGGTCTGGGTCGTCGAGTTCAAGCGAGTCACCTGAATGACCGGTATCGAATGGCTCGCTCTCTCCATATTGGGAGCGGTCGCAGTGGGTGTGGGTCTGGGTTGCCTTGAAAAGAAAAAGCCCGCGTGTGCGGGCTTGGAAGCGACTTCCCAGAAACGGAAATCGGGAGACTCCGGGAACCGTCCATCAACCCCTGTCCGGCAGCTCTCCGACGTGAATTGTAGCAAAACACGATCAACAACCCAGTCGAAATAACGATGGCAATGAGAACGCAACCGGCATTACTCGCAGTCACGGCGACCGCTACTGCCGCGTGTCTGTCCATCCTCGCAGGCTGGCAGCGCGGCGGATGGATGGCAGAGCGCGCTCTGTGGATCGCCGTCGGCGTCGTGCTGGTTATTGCCGCTCACCTGCTCCCTGCCCTTTGCCGTCCGCGTGGCTGGCGTCTACGGGTGATCGGCGCGGCGCTCTGGCTCGCATGCATGGCGGCCACCTGCTACGGCCACGCGGTGTTTTTCGTGATGGCGCAGAAGCACGCCGGCGAACTGCGCGCCGCTGCGGTACCGATGGTCGTTACTCACGGCCGAGGCCTCTCTGAGATTGCCGCCGACCGCGCAACGGTGGTTGGAAAGCTGGCCCGCGTGACTGAGCGCCGATGCGCCGAGCCGTGTCCGAGCCTGCGCATTGAGCGCGCAACGCTCGCCGCAAAGCTGGATGCGCTCGACGTCGAGAAGACCGAAGCGATCCGCGCCGAGGCCGCGCAAGACAGCGCCGCCGCCGCGCGCGCCGCTGCGATGGCTGACCCGGTAACGGGTGCGCTGACCGCGTTTGGAGTCTCAGTCGCGCATGCCGATCTGGTCGCGGGCCTCGCGTTCGCCGCCGTGCTCGAAGGTGTCGCCTGCTTCGCGTGGCTGCTCGCGACGCGCCCGGACCATGTGACTGAACTCGCGGTAACGCCCGCCACACAGGGCAGTCACGTCGAGCCAGTCACGGAAGTAACGCCCGCTGGTAACCCGGTCGCGGCTTTGGAGTCACCCGCAACCTACGACGTTACCAAGGTCATGACGGCGATTGCCGCCGGCGCGCTGCGGCCCACCGTGATCGAAATTCGGAAGTTTTTGGGCTGCTCTCAGGCGACCGCAGCAGCAGTCAGAAAGCAGATTGCGACGCCGACCGGGTAACTCGATGCGCGCGCAACGAATATCTGCCAGACGAATAAACGACAAATATCTGTCACACGAATAAAGCGAGGACACCATGAATCAGACCACTAAAGACGCAGTCAACCAGTTCCGGAAGAAGCCGGTTGTTATCGAAGCCGTTCAAATCTCGAAGCGTATGGACCTGACATCCCCCGAATGGTGGGCAGCGGCGGTCCAGTCGAATGCCGTCATCGTGCATGGCATGGGCAAGTTCACCCGCGATCAGCCGTGGGTGGAAATCCAGACCCTCGAAGGCACGATGCGCGGCGATGCTGGTGACTGGATCATTCGAGGCGTCCAAGGCGAGCTTTACCCTTGCAAGCCGGACATCTTCGACGCCACGTACGAACCAGCCCACATCGCTCCCACTCCCGCCGTGGCGCAAGCGCCGCTCTATCAGATCCAATTCAAAACGGCCGCAGCAAGTTCGCTCTGGTTTGACGTCCGGCCTGAAGAATGGGAGAGGAAAGACCCGAATGACTACGATAAGCGAATCGTCTACGCCGCACCCGCCGCTCCCACTCCCGCCGTGCAGGCAGAGGAAGTGCAATGGGAAGCCCATCTGGCAGAAGTTGTCGAGCACACCATCGACACTCTCACGCGGCAACTCGAACTAATCGCCGAACGTGCTCCCGGCTCGTTCCTAGATAAGGTGCCGGTCGTTCGATCGCTCACCGCGCACAGGCAACGCCTTGAACGCGCCCTAACCGAGCGCAACGCATCTTTCGCCGCTACTGCTCCATCTACCGGGGAACAGGTATGAGCGACGCACTCAAGACGATCCTCGATCCGTGCTGCGGTGGCCGCATGTTCTGGTTCGACCGCAACCACCCGAGCGCAGTGTTCGGCGACGCGCGGTCCGAATCGATCGTCGTCACCGACCGCTCACACGACGACCCAGAAGGCACGCGCACGCTCAACATCGAGCCGGACATCCTCATGGACTTCCGCGACCTTCCGTATCCGGATGGCTCGTTCAAGCTCGTCGTGTTCGATCCGCCGCATCTGGTGCGCGCCGGCCCGCGTAGCTGGCTCGCTGCGAAGTACGGAAAGCTCGGCGCCGACTGGCGTGAGGACATTCGAAAAGGCTTTGCCGAGTGCTTCCGCGTGCTCGATCAACACGGCGTGCTGATCTTCAAATGGAACGAGACGCAGATCAAGGTCAACGAGATTCTGGCACTCACCGAGCGCGCGCCGCTGTTCGGGCACAAGTCTGGAAAGCGCGCCGACACGCACTGGATCTGCTTTATGAAAACGGAGGCCTCCGCGCGATGACCTCACCCAATCTCTACGGAGCCGTAATGCTGACCAAACACGAAATTGCGCTGACCGTGAACCGGCTGCGCGACATTGCCAAGGAATACGGCCAGACCCAGCAGCTTCGCGAGCGCATCGCCGCCGTTGTCGTGCCCCTGCTATCTGCAAGCAAACCTGCCACGCCGGTGGCGATCTGCGACGAGCGCGAAGCGCTTTCGAAATCCGACATGATCGAGCTTTACCACATCGCCCGGGAGAAACCCAAGGGCGAATGGATGCACATCGTCCGCGCCATGCTCGCCGCAGCCCCTGCCGCGACAGCGCAATCGGGCGTAGCTCTGACCGATGCCGACTTGAGCGATTTGTATTCGTTTGCGAAAGGCGAGCCACGGCCTGAATGGATCGATCACGCGAAAGAGTTTATTGCGGCTCGCGCACCCTCTGCCGTGGTGCTGGACGATGAGCGGGCAGCGTTTGAGGCGGCGGTTCAGATACTGGCATCACGGGATGGGGACGAGTTCGAGCACCAATACGACGATGATGAACTGGACGCCTTTTGGGCGGTGTGGCGTATCGCCCGCGCCGCATCCCCGCAAGCTGCGGCGACGCAGGCAGACGCGCTCGACGCGAAGCGCTATCGGTGGCTGCGGGACTGGAAAGCGGACCCATCCGATTTTTGCTGTGCGTCATTGGAGATCTACCTACCAGTGCCGGCGCGCGACAAGACAGAGGCTCCCCGAAAGCATTCGGCCTGTTTTGATGCCGCCATCGACGCAGCCATGACCGACTCGCAACCAGCAAGCGGAGGTGCGGGATGTCAGTGAGAGACCTCGGGCTTGTCCAGAAGCTCCATCAGCGTTTCGTACGTGGCATCCGGCATCACTTCGGCGATCGCACCTTCGACGATTTTGTCGTACAGGGCGCGGCCCTCTGGAGAGAATTCGTCGATTTCTCTGGCATCCAACACGAGATTAAACAGTGCGTTTGCGGCGTCGAGGATGGCTTCGGCTTGCGCCTTGGTAATGGTCGTTTTCATTCCAGCATCTATCGGCACCAAACGGAAGAACTTTAGATGCACCTTTGACCGCAGCAGCACAACGAATTCTAGAAATCACGCGCAAACAGTGGGGTGTGAATTGAGCGAATACCTAACGTCGCACGAGCTGGCCGACCTCGTCGGCTGCAAACCGAACCAGCGTGCCGCTATGGCGCACTGGCTCACCGCGAACCACTGGCGATTCGTCGTCGACAAGAATGGCCTACCCAAAGTTGCGCGCGAATATCGAGACCGCAAGCTTGGCCTCACCACCGAAACGAAGTCAGCGAAATACGATGCCGGTCCGAACCTCCAAGCCTTCGCGTGAAAGCCATGTCGCCACTAACGAATCGACCGGCATCGATCGACTGTACAAGCGATACGGCGTGCGGAAGATTTCGTTTTGGTACAAGTACCCCGATGGCCGCAGCGAAACGCTGACGGCCGCGCCGCGGGGCGACCGGGCCGAGATCGCAATCGCGGAGCGCAGCGCGAAGCGCAAGGCACTCGACATTCAGGCCGGCCAGGTCATCGCGGGATCGGTGGCAGACATGATCGACCGGTTCAAGACGGACATCGCGCCGACCCACTTCCGCGATCAATCGAAAGACGGCGTGGGCGTGCGCAATGGTGCCTATGAGCGTCTGACCAAATTCTTTGGCCGCATGGCGCCGAAGAGTCTGGAAACCTTCCATGGTTACCAGTATCTGGATCAACGCGCGAAGGCCGGCGCGCCAATCGGCGCAAATAAAGACATGGCCCTGATGCAGACGATCTGCAACTACGCCGTCCGGTGGGGCGTGATTAAGGCAAACCCGTTCGTCGGGCTGATGCAGAACCAGGCGGATAAAGACGTTCGAACGATCGAGCGTTCGCAAATCGTCCGGTTTTATCTGTGGGCGCTGCGGCAGGACCAAGCCTACCGAACCATGGGGCTCGCCGCGATGTTCTGCTATCTGACGGGATTCCGCGCGGCAGAGATCCGCCCGTATCACATGTCGGGCATCACGGACGCTGGCGTGAAGGTCGTCAGCGCCAAGCGGAAGAAGGGGGAAAGCGAGACCTTGAAGCTGCGCCACTGGTCAGTTCGCTTGCGCGTGGTCGTCGAGCGGGCGAAGCGCGACCGCAAGGTGGCGAGCCTGTTTCTGTTTCCGAATCGCCGCGGGCAACCCTATTCGAAAAGTGGCTGGGGCTCGGTGTGGCAGGACGCCATGTACGCGTACATCGGCGCATTCGAGCCGGCGATCGCGAAGGAGTTCGCAGAGAAGAAAGAGCGCGAGGCCGCGCAGCGCATTGCGAAGCGCCGCGACAACCCGATCAGCCTCAACGTCGAATTGCAGATCACGAAGCATCCGGCCTATTTCTCAATGCTCGACATTCGGCCGGCGGCGATCACAACGAAGCTCGAAAACCGCGACGACGATGCATACGATTTTGCGGCGCACGCCAATCCAAGCACCACCCATCAGCACTACGATCGGCGCAAGGTCAAGGCCGCGAAAGCGACGGAGTAATTTCGGAACGGATGCCCGGAGAACCGCATAAAACCGTGGGGTCGAAATGCGGTTTTGTTCCGAAATCAGGAATTGGAATCCCGGCTGGGCGTGGCTGGCACGGCTTTTGACGGATGGATTGTGATTCCTGTTGTCGTGGGTTCGAGCCCCATCAGCCACCCCAAAGAATGCCGAAGTATCAAGCAGTTAAGCATTAAGAGCCGTTCCGGAATATGAAATTCGGAACGGCTTTTTTGTTTTC